CGGCCTCGCATACTATGACAAATATGCTATAGTCATCACAAAAATAAACAGCGAAGCGGTCTATGCGGTTGACAATACCGTAGCAGCTCTGTACGTAGCAATAGGTGAATGGCGCCTCTTCGGCACCCCCGCCCCCTCCTCTCTCGAGGACGGACACCTCACATTGGGCAAGGCCCTCACCCTCCCGCGTGTTTCCGGACACGCCGCCGGGGCGGAGACACCACGGGCGGAGTCCCTCGCGGTCCACTACGATACCACGGTGGATTCAGTGGTCTCGGGGAGTACGGTGGTAGACATTTCGGGTGAGGGGAATAATGGGACTCTCTACGGGGTTACATATGACTCAACTAATCGTTGTCTCCACGGTGATGGTCCGTCGGCTGGCGATTACACGGCTACACCAATAACTCTCACAGGTGGTGCGATGAGTTTATCAATTGGTATGTGGTTCAGGGCTGAGACGCTAGCCCCATCAGTCAATGATTATAGAATTTTATCACTCGTTGGCACCAAAGCGACCGGTCAGGCATTTATTGTATCGTATAGTAGTACACATTTAGTTCAGGATTGGTATGGTAAAGATTTTAGAAGCAGTAAGACACTGCAATCGAATACATGGTACCACGTAGCGACTACATATAACGGTGGCGATATTGAAAGTGGGAGCTCAAAAATATACCTCAACGGTGTTGAGTTGCCAGGTTCTACCTCATATACCGGCGCACTAAGCTTACCAACAGCAGAGACTTCATTGGAGTTATTTGACTACATTAACTCAACTAATGATAGACACCATGGTGATATCTCCAACTTCAAACTCTGGTCTGGTGTCGCACTCACGGCCGAAGAGGTCGCCGCCGAGTACGCCCTCGGAAGAACCGGGAAGAGCATCAATCTCACCGATACGGCCCTCTGCCTCGGGGGCACGGTGCCGAGGGCACAGTTGGATGTGCGGGGGTCGGCAAGGTTTGGAACAATGAACGTCGATGGCAACGTCGGCATCGGGACGACGACTCCATATACCAATTTACATATAAAGCGCAGCGATGCGCCAAGTGGTACAATAACAGCGGACGACTATTACTTGTTACTGGGACAGAATGAAAATGGTCTGGGTAAGGAGTGGCGTATAGGATTTGGGTACAATATATCTACGACTAATGTTCCGCCCGCATATATCGGTTATCATGAAGAATATAACAGTTCTAGTACGTATGGTGATTTAGTCTTTGGTGCAAGGACAAATGCAACCGGTAGCACCCAAGCGACGGAACATATGAGAATTACACATGACGGCAGCGTCGGGATTGGGGTGACGGACCCACAATCTGGTCTGGTTTATCGTCAACCAAATCTAGACTATCAAAACGGTGGAGGGTTTAGATTTATACAACCAGGTCAAACAGATTATTGGAATATAGGTGCAGTAAGTAGTACTAATGCGGATTTTGCACTTGGTTATAATGGAAGTTCTAGGGGTTATTTCAAATGGGATGGTGTAAACGAAGAACAAAACTTCACCGGTCAACACAGAACCTTCATCAAAGATATACCATTTTCCCAAGCGGGTGACTTAGAAGGTCTCATCGTTTCTTCGGATCAAAATAAATACATTAAGATGAGCGGCGGTATTGAAGCTGGGTCGAACGCCATCACGACGAATGAATCCCTTCCGGTGGTCTCCCTCTCCACAAAGGCGAACGACAAAAAATGTTTTGGAGTCATTTCGGCATCAGAGGACCCCGAAGAGCGAAGTGATGTGTTCGGTAGTTTTGTGACGCCGTACGAAAAAGAACAAGGCGACACCCGTGTCTACATCAACTCCGTCGGTGAAGGTGCGATGTGGGTCACGAACACCAACGGCCCCCTCGAGTCGGGTGATTACATCACGACGTCCAACGTCGCTGGCTATGGTCAGAGACAGGACGACGACGTTCTTCACAACTACACCGTGGCCAAGATTACGATGGACTGTGACTTTAACCCACCGAACATCCCGGTGCAACGCATCCTCAAGGAACTCTCCAACATCACCTACTGGTATCAGTTGGAGACGGTCACGTCTAACGCGTACGACCGCACCGAAGAGGAGACGTACTACACGGTGGACCGTCGTGTGGAGGTCCACGGACACGTCGACGAACAATCCAACGTGTTCGTCGAACCCGCGCACGACCTGGAGTTGTACACGAGAACCCAAGAGAACACCGTCACCGAAGAGGTGTACAATGCCCTCCCAGAGGATGAACGGGTGCTCTACGACAGCAACACGTTCACGTACATTCAAGTCACCGAAATCAGTCCCGAGGTGTGGGCGGACCTCGACGAGGAAGAACAAAACACGTACACGCACCAGTATTTCAACGTCTTCTTGGACGAGGTCCCTTCGGACACCCCTGGTGCGGTGGAACGCACGCGCACCGTTTACAAGAAAGTGGTCAAAGAAACAAAGGTGGAACCGGCGACACCGGAGGACTACCTCTCAGAGGTGCGTCAGGAATGGGTGAACGTCCTCGACGAACACGGTCAGCTTCAGTGGGAAGACGTCCCGTGGGGTGAGACCGAGCCCGCCTACAAAATTAGATATCTCGACGCCGACGGCAACTTCACGACGAGGCACAACGCGGTGCATCGAGCCGCCTTCGTCGGTGTGACGTACCACTGTGGGTGATTTAAAAATTTAATTCTCATGTAATACTATAAAAGAAAGAAGATGTCTGGTGGAATCGCCCAACTCGTGGCCATCGGCCAACAAGACGCCCACATCGTCGGCAACCCCGAAATCAGCTTTTTCCGCAGCACGTTCAAACGACACATGAACTTTTCCCAATCCGTCGAACGTCAGGTCATCCAGGGCAACGTCACCGCCAATGGCATGTCCTCGGTGCGCATCGAGCGCAAGGGGGACCTCCTCTCGTACATGTATCTCCAACCCGTCAACAGCGCGGGCACCGAAGCCGACTCGAGCATCACGGACTGGACCACGGTCATCGACAAGGTTGAACTGCTCATCGGTGGTCAAGTCATCGACACCCAGGACTCCACGTTCACCTCGCTCATCGCCCCGAAGGTCTTGGCCCAAAACCTCTCCAAGTCCCGTCTCGGTGGTCTTTACGAAGGCGGCACCGCCTCTGGTTTCTACCCGCTCCGATTCTTCTTCTGTGAGTCGTGGCAAAACGCCCTCCCCTTGGTCTCCCTCTCCTACCACGACGTGGAGTTGCGCATCACGTGGGGTGGCAGTGCGGCCAACTACAAGTGGGAGTGCTACGCCAACTTTGCGTACGTCGACACCCAGGAGCGCGAGTTCTTCGCGAGCCAGCCGCAACAAATCATCATTCACCAAGTGCAAAAGGCGGTCGCCTCCGGTCAAAAGGTTCAGGAACTCAACCTGAACCACCCGGTGAAGTGCCTGGTCGCCGGGAAGGATGGCGACATGGCCATCCTCGCCGCTAACAACAAGTTGAAGCTTCAAATCAACGGCACCGACGTCGCCGACTACAAGTGGGCGCACCCGAACTTCAGCACGGTCACGAGCTACTACCACACGTCTCACGCGGACGTCGACACGCCGAAGGGTCTCTTCTTGTACCCGTTCTGCCTGGACGTCAGCAAGGCGCAGCCGACGGGTTCTTTGAACTTCTCCAGGTTGGACAGCGCGCGCATCGTGAACGACACGGCCAACTCGGACGACAACATCTACGCCATCAACTACAACATCCTCAAGTTGGAGAACGGTATGGGTGGCCTACTTTATTCTAACTAAATAGTAGTAGTAGTAATGTGGACCACTGTTATGCTCCTCGCAATCGCCTTCGTGCTCACGTACGATCCGAAATCCAGGACGCTTGAAAAAATCGTAGAATCCCCAGCCCGGCCCACCGACCGGGAGAGTCAGGACGTGTACTTCCAAAAGTTGCAGTTCGGGGAACTTAAAAATTAGAACAGTTTTTATACCAACTACAATGATTCCCATTGATAGACAAACGCTCACCCTCCTCGCCGTCATCGTGTGCATGGCCGGTCTCGTGGTCATGTTCCGCGAACTCAAGTCCGCCAAGGAAGACGTCGAAGGACTCAAAGGTTTTTCTATGAACGTGATGAAGCACATGCAACCCGCGCCGGCACCGGAACCGGCACCCGCGCCCGTGGCGGTGGCCGCCCCCGCATCGGAGCCCTCCAAAGAAAATTCCACCGATAATAGTAAGATTGCCAATGTGCAACAATGAAAAAGTACAAGGCCATAGCCGTACCAGTATCATTCGTGGACGAGAAACCTAGATTTCTCACGGTGAGGGACCGGAGGTTTAAAGATTGGATTTTCGTCACGGGTGGGTGCAGGCGGAAAGAAATCTTTAACCCCCTCCGATGTGCTCTCAGGGAATTAGAGGAGGAGACCAGAGGTGTGGTGTCCCTGAAGACGGGGGAGTACACGGATTACGTTTTCACAGTTAAAGAGAGTCCACAAGTGGACCTCGTGTATCACGTGTTCGTGTTCTTCGTGAGTTGGACCAGGGGGGAACAACAGCAGTTGTTGCGCCGGTTCAACGAGGAAAAGCAAAAGACAAACCTTAAAAAAATCAATAAACAACCCTACAAGAAGACCTACGACGAGAACGATTACATGGCGTTCGACACCCTCTCGGAGTTCAACGCCAAGAAGAACTGGGGACTCATCACCACGAACGTCGTGAAGAACCCGGAGTTTTACAGTTGCATGACTTCTTTACATAGAAAAAAGTTTTCGATAAAGTAGATGAAGTCTAAGAACTACATTTTAATGCAAATCAAAGAGTTATACACCGGGAAGTTGGGATGGTACGAGTACCAGGCCGACCGTGAACTAGAAAAACTCAAAGAAAAAACAGTCTATGAACTTCTCGTAATCAAGAAGCAGTTGGCGGAATCAAAGGATGGCCCCGACATGCGCTGTCTCCACTGGTTTAGAGATGACACGCGGTTTGATTAGTAGAGCATGTTTCGCCAATGGTGTGCCCAGGAAGGGCTCACACACTCACGCAATTTGTCGCATGTGTTGATGGACGGGGGATGTCTCAGCGTACCATTCGACAAATTGAGTGCGTTCAACGAACGCTACGTCGACGCGTGTCAGAGGGGGGAGAAGGTGTTCGTCGTCGAACAGAAGACGTCGGTGTACAACTTCTTCTGCGACATCGACTATAAAGACGTCGAACCCCTGACGTTGGAGGAGATTCAGGACGTGTGCAAAATCATATGCGACAAAGTCCGTCGCTACGGTGGGGGGCGATGCCTGGTGAGCGTGGCCGAACCCAAACGCGTCGATGCCGATAGATACAAAACCGGGGTGCACCTCAACTGGCCAGGGATGGTCGTGGACCAGACCTCCGCGGTGGCCCTCAGAGAACACATCCTCGTCGTCCTCTACACCGCCAAAGGTGGGGTCGACTGGAACGAAGTCATCGACAGTTCAGTGTACGGCGACCTCGAGCGAGGGTCCAGGGGGAGTGGGTTCCGCCTCCCCTGGTCCCACAAGAAGGCCAAGTGCACGTCGTGTCAGGGCAAGGGGTGCGACGAGTGTGGACACGAGGGGAAGATGACCCAAGGGATGTACCTCCCCGTATTCACCTACGACGAGGGCAAGGTGGTCCCCGTGGACCCATCGCCCACGGTGGAACTCCTGGAGATGGCCACCGTGAGGACCCATCTCGACACGGCCAACACCCGCGTGGAACCACCGGCCAAGGCCATCAAGGAGGGGGCGTTCACCAAGTTGCAGACCAAGGATGAGTTAGATGACATAGAGGTTCGAGCGACCTTGGAGATGTTCATACAGAGGAACATGGAGGGTCAAGGTGGGGCCAGGGTCACGAGGATTTTTAAATATAAAACGACCTATCTCGTGTCCACGACGTCGAGGTACTGCGAAAACCTCGGAAGGGAGCACGGCTCCAATCACGTGTGGTTCTACGTCAACGGCAACAACATCGCACAGAAATGTTTCTGTCGGTGCGAAACAGTGAGGGAACGGAGGGATGGGTTCTGTCGAGACTTCGTGGGGAAGAGGTACATGATTACCCCACAGCTGTTCAAGATGCTCTACCCCGACGGCGTTGCCCTGTGTCGACCCGCGTCCCCGGCGGCACCACCACCCAAGTCCGAGGACGTCGTGGAGACCGCAGCGTTCGAGACGTTCATACGAAGGTATTTCACTGGACACGAAGAGACGAGGGTCATTCGTGTACAGAAGAATAAAATTTTTACAAACAGTAATTTTTGCCCCAATGTGGGGAAAGAACACGGTCAAATGTGTTTCGTCGTGGATAAAAAGGGGTTCATGACACTCGGGTGTCCCTGTAAATCCAAAAAAAGTGTCAAGGTTTTACCATCCATGTTCAAAAGCTTAAACAAATGACGCCGTTAGTTATACAAAATGACCACGCGATACGGACGAGTCATCAAGCAGCCCAAGGCTGTGTACGTGCCCGAACAAGTCGAGCTGGAGGACGACTATAGCGAGGACGAGTACGACAGCGATTACTCGTGTAGCGATGACATCCCCACGGACCAGGAAGGGGGCTCCGACGAGGAAGACGACGAGGACGACGACGACGACGATGGGAGTCTCAAAGACTTCGTCGTATCGGATTCAGAGGAAACTGACTTTTCAGACAGCGAGGAGAGCACGACTTAAAAAAATCAGACGTTTGTTGTAATAATGGAGACGGACATCGGCAATCCTATTGAATATAACCCACAGATACACGACGACGAAGATGAACAGCAGCAGCACCAGCCACGACACGAAGAACCCATGATGCATCACTACTACATGCCACCACCTCCGTCCATCCATGGTGGTGGTGGTGGTGATAAGTTAGATTTCACGAACTTGGACAAGAACACGTACATCGTGATGTTCATCGCGTTCATAGTTGGGTTCTTCATGGGCAAGACCATGCAACCCGTCATCCTACGAGCCATGTAATATCAAATCAGTAAATACGTCTATAATGCACCAGTTCCGAATTCGCATCGAACGCGTCCGACGCCGTCCAGTACCACGGGGGCGTACTTTCAGGGGTGGAGTTCCCCATGAGCTTAGGAGTCCCATACGCAAAATAAAACACGATCACGAGCGCGATGGTCACGATGTTTAAGATGATACTTAACATTGTATATATTTAGGTGATATTAAAAAAATCTACTCAGCCTTCGGTTCGGGCTCGGCCTCGGCCTCGGCCTCGGGCTCGGCCTCGGCCTCAGCCTTCTTGCGCGCGGCTTGGCGCTCCTCGAGCTCCTTGGCGACGATTTCATCAGCCTCCTTGAC